ATGACATTTAACACAATTGAAACAAAAGGAGACAAAACAATGAATGAAACACTAAATACTATTTGGGGAACTGCAAAAATCGATAATGAAGGATATTACAACATTTATTCTAAAGATAAACTACATAGGTTAATTTATCAATCTGTTTGGGGAAAATTACCAAAAGGGTGGGTAGTACATCATATTGATGGAAACAAAAGAAATAATTGTATTTTAAATCTTTTAGGAATTCCTGCAAGTTATCATGCAAAAATCCATACAAAAGGAAAAAACAATCCTATGTATGGTAAAAGGGGAGAAAAAAGCCCATTATATGGTAGAAAACATTCACTTGAAACTCGTAAAAAAATGAGTGAAGCACAACGTGGTGAAAAATGCAGTATGTATGGCAAACATCACACTAATGAATCTCGTGAAAAAATAAGTAAGTCCACTAGTCGTAAAAAAAATACAAGTGGGTATTATAGAGTATTCAAACAAAAAAATAGTCAGTGTAAACAAGGATTTGAATATGTGTACCGTTATATGGAAAATGGTAAACGAAAACTAATTTGTAGTGTGGATATTACCAAATTAAAGGAAAAGGTTCTTAAAAAAAATTTAGAATGGGAGGAATTCTAAATGGATAATCTCACATGGCAAGAAATACATGAATTACTAAACACTATGACACAGAAACTGGAAACACAACAATCAGTAACTCGCACAATTAGCAGAACTAACTACAATGAACTGTTAAGTGTTTTAACTAATCGTACAAGTTTTAAATATGATAAGGAACTTCATTTAAAACTCAATATTCAAGATGGTGTGATTAGTATTACATTAAAAAAAAGAGGGTGAAAGTATGCTTTGTGGGAACTGCAAATGCTACACAGGGTACCAGTTTCATGCTGAGACTGGAAGATGTAGAAGATATAACATTACGGTTCAATTACGGACACGATGTTTAGATAAACAGAATTATAATTGTAAGTGTATGGTTCGTGAGTGTATGGAGAGAATGTGAAAATGATTAATAAACTAACTTATAGCAACGGAAAAATCAAAAATGGATTTGATAGTTTCAAATGTGATGATGAAACGGATATGGAAGTATTTTGTAATATTATTAATTCTATGTTTGTTGAAGATGAGATTAAAATCAGTAGAATGGAAACACAGTTAATGTTGATTAGAACAGTATTACAAATAGGTGAAGTAAAATGATTGAAAAACGATATGACACAATATGGGATTTTTGCGATGGGTCAAGGACAGTATTATATATGAAAAAAGAAAATGTAGGTGATGGTGATGACTGAAAAATATGAAGTGGACAGTATGCTTGGAGATTATTATGTCAAATGTGGGGAAGGAGCAGATGATATTCTCTTTTGGGGTAGTAGGGATAATTGTAATAAAGTATGTGATTTGTTGAATGAGCAAGATAAAGAAATCCAAAAATTAAAACAGAAAGTAAATGGTTTAAAATCAGAATTAACAATATGGAAAGAAGATGCTAACGAACACATACAAGAAACAAATAAACTTTTTGAAGAAAATAAGCAGTTAAAAAAAGAAATAAAATATCTGCAATCAGAATTACACAATGCGACATATGATGTCAGAAAAATGACATTGAAGGAAGTTAAAGATGAAATTGAAAAATTGGAGAGATGGGAATGACTGAAAAAGACAAAGAACTTGTTGAACTGCGAAAAGAAATTCGTATGCTCAAAATCTTATACTGCAAATGTCAAGACTGTGCAAATGCAGATTTATATGTACCTCATTTTACAGTTCTTGGTGGTGTATACACTTCCCCAAGATGTAAAATAACTGGAAAGGAAATAAATCCAACACAGAATGCTTGTGAAGACTTCACGAGGATCGGGAGGAATAGTCGATGAAAGTAATGGAATATTTCCAAAAAAGAATAAAAGGTAAAAAATGTCCTAATTGTGGAGCAGAACTCCCAACATATCCAAATTATGAATATGATATGATTGACAGTAGAGGATATAGTGAAGTGTGGATATGTCCAAAATGCAGAAAACACCATAAAAGAGGTGATTTGAATGACTGATAAAAAACCTTTTTTAAAAATCATAGATGACTACTATATCAAATATGGGAATGAAGGACAATTATTTGATTTACATAAACCAGCAGACATTAGAAGTTTGATTCGTTTGATAAATCGTGATAATGGTTTTAGTGAACTACAATGCGAATATAATGATTTAAGTAAGGGTGGTGATTCTGAATGAGTAAATATCATATTACGATTCACATTGAAGTAGATGCTCCTGATTTGTTTATTGCACAAAGGAAAGGTGAATTAGTTGCAAGTAGACTTCCATTAGAGTATAATCCATTTGTTGAAGGAGTTATAGAAGAAAAAGGTGATGCAGATGACTGAAAAACGATATATCGAGGGAGTAAAAGGTTTTGATGATTATGATGCTTGGGATAACGAAACTGAACACGGATTATCTCATAGTGAAGTTGTAAATGAACTGAATAGATTATCAGAAGAGAATGAGCAGTTAAAACAAGCATATCAAACATTAAAACATAGACATAGTCTATTACACGATGAATGTTTAGAAGCAGAATGTGATAGGGATAGTTTGAAAAAGGATGTAATATCATTAGAAAAAGAAAACGAGCAGTTAAAAGAAGAATTGGGGTCTTTTGAACAAGTAAATTTTACAGATTTGTATGATGGGTCAAGGACAGTATTATATATGAAAAAAGAAAATGTAGGTGATGTTGAATGACTGAAAAACGATATTATTACGATAGAGCATTAGACAAAATAAAAAACAGAGAAACTGGCGATGATTACTGGTTTCTCTGCGATATTGCCGATTTACTAAATAAACAAGATAAAAAGATAAAAGACAAAGAAGAATTAATACGAGCCAAAAACCAACAATTAGAAGATGTAAAAAGGATATTATATAAATTTCAAGACTATGACCACGATTTAATCGAATCCATATTAAATGATTTAGGTTGGGATTCTGAATGAGATACCGTAAACTAAACAAACACTACATAGAAGATACAATAACAGGGCATAAAATCACATTAACAGAAGCCTGCCAACTATTAAACAAGTATGATGAACAAGTCAATACAAATAAAAAATTCGAGGTATTAAAATGAACCTGGATAATCAGAAACTCAGAGCAATACAAACCACGAAAGCCGAACTCAAAAAACAACTAGAACAAACACCTGATGAACACATCCGACAGAAACTAGAACACCAAATACACTGCTTAACAATGGAAGAAAACCGTATACTAAACGAAAAATACCGATTAGGAGACCCTATACAATGAATGAATCTAAATTCAAAAAGCATTGCTTAGATTATATTAGATACTCTGCAATACTTGAACACTTAAAATGTAGTGATGCAAGCTGGGGTCAAATGAGAGAAGTGACTCGTGAATTAGAACAGATTCGTGAGGACATGAAAAAAGAATTAGGATAAATAAAAGGAAGGGATGTTTATAATGTATCATGAAGCTACGATTAAAGTTAGAATTAATTATTGTGACAATTTGGAAACTGCGGAAAATATCGTGGAAAATGCGATGAAATATTGGAAAGAATTTGATGATGCTGCAATAGTATTTATAGGGAATCCTAGATTAATTCATGTTGAAGAAAAAGGAATCTCTTGCTTTAATTGCACACATCATTCTGTCGAGGAAGAAATCATAGGTGACAGAGGTTTTGGTATTGAAACAAAAATTCATTATTTGTGCTTAAAAAACGATGAATCTATCCGAGCTTTGGATATTCATTTTTGCGATGATTATGAAGAGGGGGATTGAATTATGGTTGTTGAATTTAATGTAAATATTAATAATAATGATTTAGAGATTATATCTGAAGCAAATAATAATGTTCTTATGGCAGTATTCAAACAGGTTATTTCACATAGGCCTGACTATCATGATACTCTATGGGTTGGTGGAAATGAGTAAAAATAAAGGATATCATCTTCAAACAGATGCTGAGAATAGTATGGATTTATTATATTTAGAATATGATGGTGAACGAGTACCGGGTATTCAATTTGTTTATTCTCCAAGCGATATTCATCAATTAGAAGAATTAATCGATTTGTTAAATAAAAAGAATGCTGAGTGTGGTGTTTTAGATAATCAGATTGATTTTTTACATAATATGAATACAATGCGTGATAGACAAATAAAAAGACAAGCAAAACAATTAGAAAAAATCTATAAACTAATTGAAAACAAGAAATGGGATAAATTATATGCATTATGGTGGGATACACATCAAGATTATGAGGAGATAATATGAGTATTGATTCAACAACAAAACTATTGAGAAAATATGGGAACAATTATGTTCCTGGTGAGAAAAGAACTCGTGACCAGGAAAAATTGCATAAGCAGAAACAGTTGATGAAAGAGAAGCATGAGCTTACTGATGAATTGTTGGATGAAACAGAAATTTTAATGTTAACCAATAATGAACGTGAGCATGTACATTATTTAGTGAATAAGTTTAGTGATTTCCGTCAACTTCATGGAAACTGCAAGAAAGAAGTGATTATTTTAGCATTGATTTGGTATGTTGCAAAAATCAACACGCCTAAAAGACAGTTAAGGGAATATTCATTCCCAAAGAAATACGGATTAACAGATAACATATTCGAATTGATAATGTGCCGTATAGTTCAAAGATTACTTGCTGAATCACCAATTGTGCCGAAGTCCACAACAAAATATGATAATGATATTCTTTACAGGAGTAATCCTAAAAGTATACGTGGATAAAAAAAAGATTATATCATCCCCTACAGTACCGCCACTATTTCCCTATATTATAATGTAGGGGATGAAATTAATTGTAAAAAAAGATAATGATATTCACATTGAAGATGGTGACTCTACAGATGAATTGGACATTAGCATCTTAGACGATCCAACAATTTGTCCAGAATGCCGAACACGAACAATCATTCTAGATGAAGAAAAATGTGAAGAGTATTGTACCTGCTGTGGTACAATAACACGTGCAGCATCATGTTATGTTGCCGGGGAAAAGATAGAATTACCCTATGGGTTAATTATTATCTAAACGCTAGTGCAAAAATTAAACTTTAGCCAAAAATATTACTTACTTAATTACGTTTGATTTCATTTTATTAATCTCCTGGATTAGAATTTAAGAGTTAACACTAAAAAGAGTTTTTTACTAAAAAAATATATCCGTTCAATTTATTCCGGTATCTAATGGGTTTGGTATTTTCTCTAAAAAAACAATAAATTTACACCAATCTTTGTATTCCTTGTTCACTGAGGTAAATTTAAAATACTCATATTAAACAATAAAAAGTTCATCTCCTACAAAAAACAATATATTTTTTCCTTTTATTTTTTTTTTATTTTATTTTCATTAATTTATTCCCTATCAAAATAAAATGTAAGGAGTTGAACTTTAAATGGTCGAATCATACAAATACAAATCAAAAGCAGCAAACGCAATAGTATTCATAGCAGGACTAATCACCTACATTGGAGTAGACAACCTCAGCAAAATCATGCCAGTAGAATGGGCATACCTAGCCCCGATAATAGTCATGATAGCCGGATACATAATCGTACAAACTACAGAAAACACAAGAGTCGAACATGCTGAACAAATAATCACCGAGAAATACAATCGTGATGAAGATGGAGCACAATAATGACTGGAGTATGATATGGGATATAGACCCTGCCGGGGAATACCATACCATACACACCAATGATGCTGGTGATGAAGATGGCAGTAGAGTACGATTGCATACATGAATCTTTAATCCAAGGACACAGTACAGACATCCAATCATTAAAGACCCGTGCCGATTACAAAGACAAACGAATAGATGACTTATACGAGAAAATGGAGAAAATGGAAGAAAAAATCGACAAGATGAACGACAACATCAATCAATTAATACTAAAATCAACACAAGGCGATACAAACCTAGAACTACGATTAAAAACAATAGAAACCGAACTACACCTAATGAAACAACAACAAGAAAAAGACCGTGAAGAATCTCAAAAAAGATTAACAAACTACATAGCAATAATGGGACTCTTATTAACAGGATTAATATTCATTATAAACTATTTCTTCAAATAAAAAAAAAACAATGTGATGATATATGACAAAGAATCCATTATGGGAAAGACAACCCAACGAAAGACTACAACTCTTCCTATACAAAAAAATCTACATAATGGAAATCAAAAAAGCCAACAAACAATTATCTGATGTTATCACATATGTTGAAAAACTACCATCTAATGAAGAGCATAGTGATTGCAGAGAGTATCAAGGGCATTTAATAAAAATTCCTACACAACGACAATTAGAAAATGCATCTGCTAAATGGTGTTGGAGTCAAGCAGATAATGACTATACAAACTATCTTCTTGAATTAGATCAAGAAAAAAGAGAACAAAACTTCCATGACAATACAGACATCATGGACAACATCATCAACACTATGCTAGACATCACAAATGATAGTGTAGAAGAACTAAAAGAATCCGATTACAAGACCTCAACGAAGATACAGTTAGAATACACTGTATCCCGTACAATAGACTTATTAAACAAGAACCTACGGTTAAATCATAGTAGGCCAACCACAATAAGTAAATCAGATGTAGATGTCGACACCAAAGTCCAGTTTGATGGAGTCGATAATCTCATAGGAGCATTTCATGCTAGCAAAAAAGAATGGGACCGACACAAACAATCCAAATAGTTTGACTCTCGGTGCATTTAGTAACAAGGCACAATCATTCTTATACGAATCAGATGCATTCATCAATATTGCACATGGATCTGTCCGTAGTGGAAAAACCATAGTGGCCACATTCAGATTCCTATTATTCGTACTTGAATCAGATTACTATGAATTCATGATATCAGGTAAAACACGTGATACCATTGAAAGGAATGTAGTACGAGATTTAATCCGAATGATAGAAGGCAGACTACCATACAAATATCGGAAGTTTGATAACTACATTGAAATCCTGGATAAAAAGATATGGTTAGTCGGATTCAGTGATGAAGGAGCCACCGAGAAAGTCAGAGGTATGACAATAGGTGGTTGGTATGCTGATGAATTAACATCAGCCAGCAAATCCACTGTGGAGATGGCCATAACAAGATGCAGTGTTGATGGAGCACAAATGTTCTGGACCATGAACCCAGACAGTCCTTACCATTATATTTACACTGATTATATTACCAACACAGAGTTACTTGAATCAGGTACTGTGAAAGTATGGCATTTCACCCTTGAAGATAATCTACACTTATCCCAAAGATATATCGAGGAACTGAAAAGAGTTAACAGGAAAAGTGAAGTTAACTACAAAAGGAATATCCTTGGTGAATGGGTAATAGCTGAAGGAGTAATCTATGATACTTTCGACACACAGGAAAATGTATATCATGGTGAACATCCAAGAATCGATGAAGTAAACATATCATCAGATTATGGAGTGTCACATGCAACAGTATTCTGTGCAATCGGAGTACAATATAATGAAACTGGTAACCGATACTACCTCTTAGAAGAAACCTACCATAGTGGAGAAGAAACCGGTGTAAGCCAAACCGATAGTGAACGAGTTGAAGATATACTATACTTACAAGAAAAGTATCATCCACGAACATTATTCTTATCACATGATGCCTCAAGTCTAATGGCCGAATGCCAGAAAGACTCAAGAATCACAATGGCAATTGAAAAATATTCTCCGAATGTCTATGAGGACATTAACACTATACAAAACCTATTTAACCAAAACCGTTTCCTAATACATGAATCCTGCAGGAATAGTATTAAACAAGCTCAAGTCTATGCATGGGATAGTAAAGCACAAAGACAAGGGATAGAGAAACCTTTGAAAGTTAATGATGATTGTTGCGATGCATGGCGTGGAGGAATCTGCGGATTAATGAAACGGAAGAATATCCTAGGAACGATTATCGAATTATAACTAAAATGTGGAGGTGAAATATTTGAGTGTAACTGGATGGATCCAAAGGAACATAACCGACAAGATACTACCATCAAACCGTAGCGATAACCAAAACTTACTATACAACCAACTCACCCAACAATACGGATGGGCAAACCAAGAATCCAATAAACCATTAGGAGACTATGACATCTATTATAAAGCAGGAAAGAATGTATTCGTTAACTCTGCCATCAATGCATACTACAACCAACTATTAAGTAATGGTTTCATGGTTAAGAATACTAATAGTGAAGTCATAGATATACCAAGAGTCAATTACGTAACGGGTTTATTCGATGCTCCTGAAGGATTAAGGAGTAATGTCAGGTATAGTCAATTCCTAAGACAGATTGTGCATAGTTACTTATTGACTGGTGATGCATTCATAGAAATCAGTTATGACAAGGTCCTTGACCATGATATAATGAATGGTTTCAAATATATTGCTCCGGAATTGCTTCGATATTATAAAGATACTGAACAGTTCGGTTTCATCGAGAATAGTAATCTTCGTTTTGAACCTGATGAGTTGATCCATATCTATGATATCCCATCACGGAAAGACAATATCTATGGTGAATCCCGTATTGATACTATTGGATTAGCATTATCATTACTCTTTGAATCTTTGAAATATAACAAGGATTTCTTCAAAAACAAAGGACTAGACCCAAATGCAGTACTATCATTTGATAAAGATATGACTGATAATGATTTCATTAATGAGGTTAGCAGATTAGCAGTTCAGGCCAAACAGAAAAGCGGTCGTGGAATGTTAGCTGTGAAAGGAGGTCAAGTATCTAGTGTTAATCGTAATCTCCGTGATGGTGATTACACGAACCTTTTAATTTTATGCCGTAATATCATCTTGAATGGATATAACTGTCCACCATCTATTGCAGGTATCGTAGAGACAAGTAACTTATCTGCTAATACTATTGACTCAGAGATGAGATTGTTTAAATCCCCAGTTAATAGTGTAGCTGAAACCATCGAGGGAGCATTTAATAATGCCTTACAACGTAACGGTTTCCAAGAATCTTTCCATTTTAATCCGATTGATTTAACTGACCAAATGGAAGAGACTCAGATACGAATGATGGAACTTGAATCTGGATTGAAAACTATTAATGAAGTACGTGTTGAGATGGGATTAGAAACTGTTCCATATGGGAATAAACCTTTAGGGTTACAAACTGATGTTAATACTGAACCTATTGATACTGGTAATCAACAACTAGATGAAGCATTTGAATTAATCAGACAAAGCGTAACTAATGTTTATAGAAATTTTGATTATCTGAATGGAGGGTTATTATGAGTAAAGGCATTTACCAATATGTAGATGTTAATAATGGGGATGTTGTTTATATTGGGAGAGATTCCAATATCCATAGAAATCAAAGACATAATGCTCATTTAAACCCATCAAGATATGATGACCAACCATTCAATAAAGTATTACAGAATAACCCTGAACGATACGAATATTCTAAAATATGTGAGCATGACTCTTTATCTGATGAAGAATTAGATTACCTTGAAATTAAAGAAAATCTAAAGCACATCTTTTTACATGGTACTTTGCCAAGACACTCTTACACTATTGGAGGTAGTGGATCCATAGGATTTCATCATACCATCAAAAGTAGGAAAAGGATAAGTGACTCTCATAAAGGTATTGTTCCATGGAACAAAGGCATATCAGGATACCATAATAATCTCTCTGATGAATACAGAAAAGAATTATCTGATAAATGGAAAGGTGAAAATAATCCAAATGCTAATGGATTATCTGCTGAACAAAGAGAACATCTCAGGAAACTAAATACAAAAGATTATGCAAGAATTGTTTTAGGTCCATTTACACCATCAGGTAAACGACAATATAAATTAAAAGGCTCTGATAGTAAGGAGTTAAAAAGGTCTATTGACATTGATAAATTGATTAAATGGTTTACTGAGAATTATCCGGATGAGGAGTTGATTATCCATGAATCAATTGAATATCAATAATTTCATGTTTCAACTTAGTTACAAAGAGCCGTTCAATGCTGAAGAACAATCTTACTACGAGCATATCTGTCAAGGATTGGACAGACAATTAGCCCAGACAGTTGAATGGTTACAATCCAGTGAAGCACGTGAATTCTACAATGAAAGAGCCGAATATTTAGAGTGGCTCTGGAGTCAATATGATTTAGAAGATCAACTGGACAATGTCATTAATTATAATGCATCATCATGCGACATATTCATGGATAACTTTTATCATAACGGTGCATTAGTAGGTTACCAACAGTTAAAGCGTGGTCTTGCTTACACTCCTGCTGATGAAAAGACATTAAACAGTATTCGTTTAACTGATTATGGTTTCATTAAGAACTTGAATAATGACATGAAAGACACCATCCGTAAAACTATTTTTGAAGATGTTGCCCAGGGTAATAGTTATCAGAAAACAATTACCAAGTTAAGAAAACTACCTTTAGAACCTGTAGCGAATGGAAGACTATCTCCCGATGTACGTGCAAGGATGATAGCAAGAACTGAAAGAGCAAGAGCAAGAGGATTTGGTACATTACAAGCCTATGCTAATTATGGTGTTGAATACTATGACTTAATACCACGAAGCAAAGGAGCATGTAATATCTGTTTGGATTTAGCAGATGGAAATCCTTACAAGTTAACTGACTCTACAGCATACATACCAATACATCCTAATTGCATCTGCACTATCAGGGCTCATATACCTGAAGGTGAAACCTTAAGCAGTACACCAGTTGATTTCCCAATTAGTATAGCTGATTATGTTGATTTAACAATGACTCCAGCATCACAAAGAATATAATAAGAACAAACTATGAAAGGATGTGATTAAAATTAAACAACCCGAGTTTATATTACAAAGTACGGTTACACCTAAACACTCCAATGACGACACCAAGATGGTGTTAACAGGAGTTGCATCAACAAGAAACCCAAGCCTTTACGGGGAAGTAATGAGCACCAGTGCATTAGAACAAATGTGTGCTGATGCAATAGGTTTACCTATACTCGCCGACCATAAAGGAGAGTTAGATGCTGTATTAGGTGTTATCGAAAACGCATATATAGAGAACGATGAATTGCATATAGATTTTTCTATATTACCTAAGCATCAAGCTACAATCCAAGAATACCTTGATAATAATATTAGTCTTGGATTATCAATTGGTGGATTAGCTCAAGTAAACTATGACACTAATATTGTTGATTCTATTACGCTTATTGAAGTATCAATCACACCTGTACCTGCTAATAGGGATTGCCACGCTACAGTAAGTGTCAAGCAGAATATTGTAAGTGGCGGATGTTTATATGGTGTGTGCGATGCATTAATCAAACAGAATTTGAAGGAGGATGAAACTATTTCCGCAAATGAAGAACAAATGGAGAAAATCCAACTAGCAAAAACTGAAGACCCAGTACCTGCTAAAGAGGAAACTCCTAAACAAGAAGAAGAAAATGATGAGCCTTTAACTGCAGAAAAGGTTAAAGAAATGATGGATGAAAGATTCGCAGAAGAAAAACAATCTATTATTGACACTGTCCTAGCAGAAGTGAAAGACATGTTAAACAATAATAATCAAGAAGAAGATGTTAAACAATCTGCGGAACCACAACCAGTAGACACACCTGCTGAACCAACAGTTAACATCGAACTAAATACAGATGAACTCGTTGAGAAATTATCTGCCAAAATCTTCGATGGTTTAACCGAACGCAGAGACACATCCAATACTAAAATGGAACAATCCCTAAAAAAAGAACCTGAACCAGTTAAAGAAACTAAAAAGGGCATGACTCCTGAAGAAGCTGCGAAGATGATGGTTCGTAGCATGGAGGACACTGACCCAATTACAAGAGCAATCAATCAAGCTTTAAACCAATAAAAAAAAATTTTTTTTATTAATGGAGGTATAATACTATGCCAGAAGAATTAACAATGAAAGACGTTATCACCAAATTAGACGCAACTAATATTGAATTAGAAGAATTAAAAAGAACCTATCAAGAAACTGCTGATTACCCAACCAGTACTCAAATCGAATACACCGATGTATTAAAAGTCAAAGCATTCGAGAAAGCACCTTTCTTCAGATTCCTTGAAGCAAAAGGCCAAGTATTAGATAATAAAGCAGCAATTGCAGGTTACTTTAATGTTACCGAAGCAGCAAACGGTGCATCATACATTGATGAGTTAGAAGATGTTCCTGGTGCAACTAAAGAAACCATCTCAGAGTTAACTGAGAAAATGAAAACCATTGTAGCACCAATTGAAGTATCTGACTTATCCCGTATGGGTAACACTAAATTTGATATCTTGAAAAGACAAATCGACCGTAAATTCTTGGATGTATTGAACTTAACTGATGTCACTATGACTAAAGGTTTAGGTACCGCTGCAGCTAAAGACTTTAAAGGTATTGAGAAGATCATCTCTACACATACTGATGACTTATCCACTAGTGAAGGTAAAATCTCCGAGTCTGTTATTGATGACATGTTACGTGACATCTATAATGATAATGGTTACACTGACTTAATGTTAGTATCACCTAATGTTGCTAAAATGTTAAAATCATTAACTGCTCCGTACAGGAGATTCAATGATAGTGTTGATATTGGTTTAGGTCATAGAGTATTCACCTACGAATCACTCTTAGGTACTCAAATCCCAGTGATTGTTACACCTAACTTCACTGACCCTAACAAACAAACTAATCCTACTGACACTATCGCATTAATCGACAGTTCAAGTTTAGAGTTAAGAAGATTATTACCACCAACTCTCTTACAAGGGTTACCTACTCAGAAATTAGCTGTACGTAATGCTATCGCAGCATTCCAGACTATGATATGCACAGGCGAGTTCTGTAATGGACTCATAACTGGAATTACCTCCTGCGAATCTAAGTACTACTAGAAAAAGAATGAAAGATTATAGTTTGTCTTTTCATTTTCTTTTTCTAATCTCAAATCTTTTTTTTGAATATAAAAAGTAAAAAGGAGGTTTAATATTGACTTCTTTAGAAGAATTGAAATTTATCATTGACCCTAGATTATATGCTTACTTGGAAGGTTTAGAGGCTAAAGTAGATGGTCGTAAACCTAAAAACCAAGCATATAATAAAGGGAAGAAAGAATAGTGATGGGTGATAATTGATGTTAGATGAGGAAAACCCTACTAATGGGGATGAAACCCCAGTTACTGAAGAGTCCTCAATCATCACTGTTGAGGAATTGCAGAATCGTCTTCGTCTAGCAGATATTGATTATAGTAAATATACAGATGAAGACCTATCAAATCTTATTGATTTAACCCTAGAAGAAATTGAAGCTGAAACTGGTTTACCTATAACTTATCCCCGTTTAATCGTTGAATATGAAGATTTATTCAGGGGTAAAGTATATGAAACTGATTTTTATCCTATTGAATGTTGTGAAATCCGTTTAGATGATGAATTATTAGAAGATGTTCATCGT